CCGCCAGCTCCTGATGGATGATCGCCGCGAAACTCATGCGTTGGCGACCGAAGCCCGCGCCGCCCTGGCCCAGCCCGAGCCGGTGGCGCCGACGGATGAGGAGATCATGGAGCTGATGCCCCGGCAAATGCGTGATGACCTAGCCACCGCAGCCCGCGCTCTGTCTGACTTCGCTGGCCCCAAAGCCTCTACCGTTTGTCGCATCATCCTCAACCGCCACGCCGTAGACCACGTCCGCGCCGTCCTTGCTAAATGCGGGAAGCCATGACTGACCTCTCCCCCGCCGCCTGGGCAGTGCTCTGCGCCTACAGAGACTTCTCCTGGACGCCCGACGAGGAAGACAACAGCAGGTACTACAAGTTTTCACACAAGGCTGGCATGGCCGCCGCCCTGCGGGCTGCTGTTGATCAGGTGGTGCCGTCTAATGCTTTGTACGCCAAGAGTTGTTGCGAGTTTGTAGGTGAACAGTGTCGCGCCCAACTCCTCGCCATTGCCGACGAACTGGAGATCGCCTGATGGATCACATCCGCGCCAAACTGGAAGCCCTGATCAGCGATTCCGGCATGTTTAACGCCGGCCAGCAGGAGGAACGCTTGCGGCTGGTCACGTTGCTTCGCGCTCGCCTTGATCAGTTGGCCAACCTGCCATGTCACCCGCACATCTCAGCACGCCGCGAGGAGTTGCTGAACATCCTTCAATGCTTGACTCATCCATGAACCGCGTTCAACTTGACCAGCAGCGCGCCGATATGCTCGACGCGCTCTACGTTGCCAGCGGCCGCACTAACGGGCTCTACACCGGCCTTTGGGAGGAGTTCTGCCGCGACATTGCGGCCAGCTTCCGCGACACCGCCTACGCCGAGCTGCACGCCGCTTGCGTGATAGCCATCGGTGACGCAGAAAGCCACCTAGCAGAGAAGCACGCGCAGCAGTGCATCGCCGTCTGCCGTCGGTTCCTGCTCGGCAGCCGATGGTCCTGAGTGATCGGCGCCCCAAGGGCAAGGGCCGAAATTTCACGGTCAACATCAGGATGAGCCGTGAGGAGATCGAGCAAGCGCGTGAACTTGGAAGTGGCAACGTGTCCATGGGCTTTCGATGGGCATTGCGCTATGCCAGCGACCGCAAAATGAAACCCGTGACACTTACCACACTGCTCCGATCGGCAGCAGTGCTGGCCAGCGAACTCGAAGCTAAAAAGCGATGACCGACAACATCAACCACCCACCGCACTATCGCCAAGGCAAGCTCGAGTGCATTGACGCAATCGAGGCCGCACTGACGCCGGAAGAATTTGCCGGCTACTGCAAAGGCAATGTGCTCAAGTATGTCTGGCGCGAACGGCACAAGGCCGGCGGTGATTCATTGGCAAAGGCGGAGTGGTATCTGCGTCGTTTACTCGCCAAACTGGACTGATGGACACCCTTCCCAACATTTCACTACTTGAGCGCCTAGCTATTTGGGTGCTATGCCGCAGCCCGCGGGTAAGCCTGCTGGTGGTGAAGGATAAGTTCTGGCCGGACGTGTTCTTTGCCGCAGACATCACCGACCCGGCGGCTGCATTCGTTGCCGACGGCATGAACGAACCTGATCCACCGAGCATGGTGCTAGAGCGGTTGTATCACATGCCGTCACACGGCGAACGCGAATGATTTCGCTGCACGCTGGCCGTCTGCTGTTGAGCTGTGAACGGGCGAGCCAGACGTGGCACGCGCACATTATTCTCGGCCCCAAGCCCGAGCATCAGTTGGTGGCTGATACCGGCACCGTTGACCTGCGGCAAGCAATGGAGCGCGGGCAAAACCTCTACACCGCGTTCCGTGCCAAAGCGCGGCCAGTCGAGGTCGAAACGAAGGTGATGTGCTGGGATTGCATCCACTGGACACCAGGCGGCCGCGGCCGGTGTGAGATGGACATCCCCGAATCCCGCCAAACTGGGGGAAGATTTGCGCCGTCCTGCGCGGTGTTTACACCATGCAAGAACCCATCGTGATCAGCCGGCTGGAGCGTGACGGCGGCGCCATCGAGACGCTGGAGCCTGCTGTTGGCGGAGAGCTGTACTACCGGACTTGCACGGCTGGCATTTGCCGCTACAGCTCAGATTTTTGGCAAGCGATGCTCTACGCCGAGCAGATGGTGGGCCGCTAGGCTAAGCCTGCTCCTAGTCACAGCTTGCAATGAGCAGTAACAGCAAAAGGGCACGAAAACCTGTTGTCGTGCAAGGCGTCAGCTTCCCAAGCCTTGAAGCGGCTGCTAGGCATTACGGCAAGCCAGCCAAGCTGTTTAGAAAACGGATGTTTTGCAGCGGCTTAACGCCTGAGCAGGCGCTTGAGCTGGAGCCGTTTCCTAATTGGTTTGTTCCAGGCAAGGGGCAGCTTGCCCGCGCACGAGGAGATCAGCGCAGAGCGAGTGAGCGACAAACGGGTTTGCGCCGTTGCGGCAAATGTGGTGAGCATTGGCCTTTTGATCAATTCAGTCGCCAAAAAGGGGAGAAGCTTAGCGGCAGGTGCAAACAATGCACATCAGCCGCTTTGATCAAGACGCGCTACGGGCTGGAGGTGGACGCTTTCAACAAGCTGGCGGAGGGGCAGTCTTGGCGCTGCGCCATTTGTCGCTGTCGGCTCAACATCCAAAAAGGCACTTCCTACCGGGATAGGACCGCAGCCGTTGACCATTGCCACGCGACTGGGGCAGTGAGGGGGCTGCTATGCAATTGCTGCAACACGGGGCTAGGAAGTTTTGCAGACAACATTGGCCGCCTAGAGGCAGCAATTAGCTACCTTCGCAAACCCAGCGCTCAATTGCTTCTTCTTTCACAAAGCTCCAAAAGTCCTGTCGCCTAAACCATTCCCGCCACTCTCGATGGCCTTTTTGAGAATTGCACATCAGGCAACAGGAGATTGTATTGGACCGTTGCTGTCCTCCGCCCTTTGCTCGTGGCACCACATGGTCCAACGTTGGGCTCCTGCCAAGCGCTTCACCGCAATAGGCGCATTGATAGTTCCACGCGAGATGGATCTGGTCACGGGCAGAGCGCCTAGTGACCAGCCGCGTCTCATCAATGTGGTGCTTGTCCACCATCTTGGCCAGGCAACAGGAAGGCGGAAACGTCGAGATCAACGATGTCGTCGTCGCTGGGAATGAACTCAGCCAGTTGGCTGTAGATGTCGGCTGGCAGCTCAGAGGGATCGGTTGCGGATCGGACGATCAGCTTGGCGTTGATCTCGACCAGGTACGCCCGCACTGGCAGAAGCCCGGCTGAGCTAACGGTAGCGGGTGCGACCCAATCGCCCGTGTTACGGATTGTCAACTGGCCGACCCGTCGCCGCCGTATGCGTTGCGGGCGGTGTATAGTTCACACATCGACAGCCACCCACCCGGTCATGATCCACGCCGCCGCCACCATCGCCATCCTCGACAACGCTGGCCTGACACTTGACCAAATGATTGAGTTTTGGGGTTCCATGCTGGTCACCGACCGCGCCGGCAACGGTGACACCTGGTACAACCGCCAGCAAGTCGAGGCCTTCGCCGCCTGAGCGGCCTTACCATCCACCCATGACCTACATCCTCAACCTCGGCCCGTGGCACGTTGGGCCGTTCCCTACCCACATCGCCGCGCAGCATTGGGCGGAAATCCACGGGGTCGATGACTACCAAATGATTCCCTTGGATGACCCAGCAGAGGCGCCCGCGCGCATTGCTCGATTGAGTGACTGCCAAGCATAAAAAAAGCCCCGACGCCCACCGCGCCGGGGTGCAATGCTCACCGGATCAAATCTAACCCCTGCTTGCGGTTACGCCTAGGTCGCCGTTGTAGCGGCCAGTCTCGCGGTAGGTGCGCTCAGGCGTGCCTGCAATGACGTGGAAGACCATCTGGCCGATCTTCATACCAGGCCACAACGGGATGTTGTGAAATCGGCGGCTGTTGTGCAGCTCCAGCGTCAGCCGGCTGCCATGCCACCCGGGATCGCAATAACCTGCCAGCAGGTGCTCCAGGCCCTCGCGTGCGCGGCTGGACTTCAGCACGAACTGCGCCGCGATGTGGTCGGGCAGGTTAAACATCTCCTGCGTCTCGGCCAAGCAAAACTCATTCGGTGCCAGCCAGTACGGATCGGCTTGGGTGTGGTGGCTGATGCCAAA